ACCGGAAGCCACATTTCGTGCGAAATGCCCTCAATGGTAACGGTAGTGTATACCATGAAGCCTGTGATCGGGTCATAGACATAGGGCAGGCCGTTGAACTTTTTGACCTCGTAACTTGCCGCAGGATAGAGCTTTTTCACTTCCGCCCATGCATAGGCCCAGCTCACATATTTCAACTCTGTGTTGCCGGATTTCTTGACTTCCAGATGATCCTTGAAATCCACGGCAGATAATTTTACAAACGGATTATCGGTTACCATAAAGATACCTCCATGAAAAAAGACGGCAGGAAAATCACTTCCTGCCGCCATAAACCACAAATTTATGCCGCATGAACAATGGTGAACCTGCGGCTGCTCACATTTTTGCTGTACTGGTTGAAGATGTCCGGCTGTTCTTTCCGAAGCCTCTGGGAATCCACCCGCTTACTTTCGGAGGACACCCAAGACACCTTATAACCGGGAGCCGTTCCATACGCTGCATCCTGCATTTCCAGCTTGACCTGCTGCTCAATGGCGGTTTTCTCCTGCTCCAACTGCTCGATCTGACTGGAAAGCTCCTGCCGCTTGTCCAGCAGACCACGCAAAGAGGTCAGGTCTGCATTTTTGTCACGATTGTCAACCTCATACAGTTGGTTGATCTGCTGGGTGTCACCCTCACTGCCGTTCGGTGCAGGCGGAATCTGGGGCACAACATAGCGTGTCCAGAAAAGTTCCTCCTTGTCGATAAGGTCAGCAAGCACCTGCTTATCAGTAACAATTTTGTGGATGATAAGCTCTTTTCCCAGAATCAGAGCTGCCACATACCAGCAGTCGAAGCCACTGACAACGAGATAATGGTCAACCCGTGCCAGATAATGCGCCGGAATCTTGCCGTTGGCCCACTTGTCCGCAGAGAACGGAGAAACCGTTTTACACTCCAAGCCAGCCTTCTGCCCGACGATCAGGCGGTCGAAATCAGCGAGAAGCAACGGATGCTCTTCACTCTGGTAGATGGCATTTGCCCTGCGGGCTTTCAGCCCGGTTTCCTCCGAGAATCGTTGCGCCACATAGTCCTCCAAGTCACGCCCCTGCCGCATGGCCTCATTGTCGATGTCCTCAATGGTATCGCTGATTTTGTCGTGGTAGACCTGAAATGCGGAGCGATAGGGATTCACGCCCAGAATCGCACCGGCATCCGTTCCGGTGATGCCGCATTTGCGGTAGCGAAGCCAATCTTCTTTGCTCAAATTCAGTGTAGATACAAGACGTTTCATGCAATATTCAACCTCTCTTTCATGTGTTCGTCTGCAATGGAGAAATCGTATTCCACCAAGTCTTTCAGAATCGTGGAAAACTCACCTACCAAGGTGCGATTATCGTCCAGCCACAGAGCATACAGAAAATCCAAGATATTCCGCTGCACCCGCAGATGGTTCCAATAGCGTTCGTCCAGCTTGTTTTCGCTGGCAAGGTCGATCAGCGCACTTGCAATGGTGCTCTTGATTGTAATTTCGTAAGCCAGAGAAACCCGCATCTCAGGTGGAACACTTTCGGTTTCTTTCAGGAACTCAGAAAATTCGTAGAAAATGCGGTTGTTTACATCGTTCATAGAAACCTCCTTTATGCTGCGGCCAGCACCATCTTATAGGCGCGGTCAATCATGGGATTTCCCTCTGCGGTACGCAGGAACAGATTCTCGTTGTAGTTCCGGGTCTTACGGATGGGATCTGCATGGGTGGCAAAGTCCGATACGGCATTGACAAACCGCCAACCATTCTTGCCGACCCAGGACAGGTCAGGAGCATTGTAATAGCGGGCCTTCAAATCTTCCTGCAAACGCAGGTTATTCTTCCGCTGGCCATCGGACAAATCCTCTGTAATCGGGAAAAACTCATTGATGAACTCCTGCACCTTGCGGTCAGACAGTTTGATGTTGGTCAGGTCATAGATTCCCTTTCCAAGTTCTGCCATGTAGCTGTTGGCAAGCTGCAAAGTTTCGCGGGCATCCTGCACCCGGAGCAGGACGTTTTCGGTGTGCTTTGCCGTCCAGATACGCTTTGCAGAACCGAGAGCCAAATTCAGGGTGTTCTGGCAGACCACCCGAACAGGGGTCATTGCGACCTTGACACCAGAACTGCCATCATGGCTGTTGAAGAACACAAGATATGGGGTCACTTCGTCTCCGGCAATGATGTACTTTTCAGGCAGCTTTGCCAGCATCCAAACCTTCTTGCCACCCTGCAAGGAGCCTGCGGTTTCGTAGGTAACACCCTCGCCCAGCAGATCGTCGGTGAACTGGAATGCTTCCTCGTTCTGCACGATGCGATAGCGGTCAGACACCACGCCGAGAACGGCATCATCGGTACTGCGGACATTGGCACGATAGCCGGAGATCACAGCTCCGTTGCCAGAGTAGATGTTACGACTCTCGACCTGCCAATCCAGGCCAGCCAGTTCCAAGGCTTCACGGCTTGCAGGGGCTTCCATAACGATGCGGCCAAGGCCATGCCAAGGGGTCTCACGGACAGAAAACATGATTTCAACATTTGCAGGCATAATAAGTTCCTCCTGTTTTTGATGGATAATTATTTCTTTTCGAGTTGATGTGCGGTCCAGATGATGAGTGCAGCAGCGGCCTTTCCGATTGCTTTTGCTGCCTCAAAGGATACTTTTGCGATGATCTCAGCCATTGGTATTACCTCCCATTTTTCAGTAAAATAAATGACCTGAGGACAGTGCGAAACTTTTCCTCAGGTCTTTTCAATAAGATAATATATAAATAAAATCCTACGAAATACGCTTTAATTCGTGCCGAGTGTGTCAGTTGTGTCAGAAGTTCATAACAAACTTTTTATATCATCATCATCCATATTTTCCCATTTTTTCTTTACTTTTCTCTTGTTTTTAACAGAAGCGATAGTCTGTATAGAAAGAGAGATAGATAGTCTGATAAAAGTATAATAAAGTTTTCTTGAAAACACTGACACACTCGACACAACCGGCACACTCCCTTACGGATGAATTTTCGAGCGGATTCCTACTACTACGGTGAGATCAGTCCAATCCCTTCTATGGATTTTCTGGTTCCGCGAAGCCTTGAACGCTTTGGCATCTTCAAATGGAATCACGAAGCGAGCCAGCTCCATAAAGCCGTCCATCGTACAAGATGTCATATTGATGCCTTTTACCTCGGACAGTTGGAAATCCAGTACCCACCGAAATTCCTCATTGCTTACAGGCGTGATCTGTGCTACACAGCTGTTAATAAGTTCCCTGCTGACATCCGTTTTGGCCGCTTTCTGCCACTCGTCCAGCTTCTGGGAAATCAGCTTCATATCAATACTCCCACTGCGTTCATCCTCCTGTTCGATGCTCTCATACTGGGATTGTAACTCGGCGATCTGCTCGTCCAGTCCCTTGCGGCGTTCCATCAGCTCCTGCTTCGTGATAACTCCGTCAGCACACAGGTCAATATACCTGTCCAGCCGTTCTTTTTGTTTGGCGATGCTGTTTTCCAGCATTGCCTTTCTGGAAATACGCACAGTCTTTTCCTCTGCCATGCAGCGGTTCAGAATCCGGTATACCTCTTTGACGGTCTTACCTTTATCAAACGTCAGATTCTGGAATACCTTAGATGCCATTAGATTCAGCTTCCATTCACTGATGGCTTTGATTTGGCAGCTGATCCCCAAATCCAGACCATGTTCCTGTAAGTAGCTGATGCTTGGCCTGCGTGTACGGCGGTAGCACTGAAACCCGTGAACAACTGCCCCGTCACGGTTTACTCTCCATTTGAACTGGATAAAGCCCGCTCCACAGCTACACCGCAGCTTTGCTGTCCAGACAGATTTTGGCGTATTACGCATATATTTGTGCTTTTTGGCGTTCTCATCGATGACCCGTGCAGACCGTGCCAGCAGAATCTGTTGGCATCTGTCCCACATCTCTTCTGATACCAACGGCTCAAAATCCCCTTTCACATAGACGTAGCTGCTCTCGTCCAGATTTTTCACACGTTTCTGCGTCAGATAGCCGTCACTGTGGGATTTGTTATAGCAGATGCAGCCTTTGTAGGTTGCATTGTGCAAAACACGGCTCACTTTGGAAGCGTCCCATGATACATGACCGCCTGCATCCAGTCGTCCCAACCGATATAACTCGTTTACGATTTTAGTAAGCCCTTTTTCGCCATCCGAATACATCTGGAAAATCAGCCTCACAGTTTCGGCCTGATCCGGGTCCGGAATGTAGGTTCCGTTCTCCCTGCGGTATCCCAAAATGTTTCCGCTGCCATACAAAACGTGTTTTTCCCGGCTGATTTTCTGCCCAGCCTTTACTCGCTCTGAAATCTTCCGGCTTTCATCCTGCGCCATAGAGGACATGATCGTCAGACGGAGTTCTCCATCGTTGGTTGCCGTATTGATGCCGTCATTGATGAAAAACACATTGACCCCCATTGCCTTCAGTTCACGGGTATAGGACAGAGCATCCACCGTATTTCGTGCAAAACGGCTTACTTCTCTTGTAATAATCAGGTCGAATTTACCTTTTCTGGCATCCTCCATCATACGTAGGAACTCCGGCCTTTTCTGCGCCTGCGTTCCTGTGATGCCCTGATCCACATAGACCTCTGTAATTTCCCAGTCGGAATGGCGTGAAGCTTCGATTTTATACCATTCCAGCTGGTTTTCCAGTGCATTGATCTGTGCCTCGTGTTCTGTTGAAACACGCGCATACACTACAGCTCTCATACATACCTCCGTTGATTTTATGCTTTTTCAGGCAAAAAGAAAGGCTCTGATGGAAAATCCTCCATCAGAGCCTTTCGCTGCGGTTTACGAAGCCTTTGCAGGCGGTTCCTCTTCCTCCTGCTCATGCTTCATTTGAAGGAAGTTCTGATATGTAGGGTTGTTGATATATCCCCCTGCAAAGAGAGCCTCAATCAGATAGTAGGCCATTGCCTTGTCGTCAACCTCCAGCATTTGTGACACCTCCTGTTCGTTGTTATGCTTGGATTCGGTGATATAACATATCATCGAAAATTTCAGCATTACGGAAGAAGCCGAATGCCCTTGAATGCTGATACAGGATTCGTGTATATCGTCATACCGCTGTTCGGACACCGCGAACGATGATGCTCCAGACCAAGCTTTTCCAAGGTTTCCCTGAAATCTGATTGGCTGCATGCCCATTCGTCCTTCTCCTTGCAGTAGCCAAGATAAGCATTGTACAAGTCTTCCAGTGATGTGGATACACTCGGATCACACCTTTCACAGCATTCCTCTACAAATGGCTTCACGCTCCTGCTGTAAGAGTCCTTCGTCGAACATTTTGCCCGGTCCACCTGCGGAATTTCAGGAAATCTGTAGTTTAACTCCACCAGTTTCTGAGCATACCGCAGTGCCTTTGTGACAATGGCATTTCGTTCCTTCCAGATTTTTTCCTCAAGATTCGGGTCCTGCTGGTCATCTGGAATGGATGTGTCGAACGGGAGATAAACGATACGTTTGAGCAGAGCATCGTCCTCGCCTTCGATGCAAGGAGGATGGTTGCTGGCAAAGACGAACTTGATTCGCCTCGTAAGCACCACAGAACTAAGGTATTTGCGTTGAACATCGATTGAGTCACCTCCTGTGATCTGTTTAAGGCGGGAAATGGCCTCCGCATTGAGCTTTGTGTTTGGCATATCAAGCTCAAAATTGATAACGGAACTGAGTAAGGGCATCAGCGCAAACGTTCCCTTCATCTCACTGAGCCGCAGGTTACTGACTGACTCCTTAGGATAAAGCCGCTGAATAAAGTTTCCCAAAACACTCTTGCCGCTATCTCTGGCATAGCCCATGAGGATGAAGAATTTTCCACGAGCCGGATAGATAAACAGATAGCCGATTGCCATCCAGAATCGTTCCAGAAGCTGCGGGTTTCCATGTGTGATCTGCCACAGAAAACGGTCAAATACCGGGCATTTTGCCTGTGGATCGTATTTGGCCTTGATGCAGGTAAATGTCAGCTGATCCGGACTATGTGGATACAGTTTTTCCTCTCCAAGGACGAAAATGCCGTTCTTCAGTGGTGCATAAATCGGCTCACCTTTCGGCTCCTCGCGCTGGATTTCCGGATCGGTAGCACAGCACTGATAAAGGTCTTTATGCCCATACAGACTCGATTCGTGGTTAAGGTCGTAGTCCACATACTCGCGGTACAGCATTAACAATCGATCTGTGTCCAGATATTCGTAATAACGCCCATTGAAGAAGTAGAGTGCGCCATGGTAAGAGATGATCGAGACCTTCTTTTGGAGTTCCCTTGTCATTCCCACAAGAGACTGTGTTTTGGGTCCCTTTTTGACAATTGGTTCTTCAGGAGAGGGCGGAGCAGGCTGATTTTGAAGTTTCATCCCGATCTCCAGCAGTTCTTCAAAACTAGGGTTGTTCGGTGCTGCAACAGAGCGTGCATCGTAATCTTCCGTTGGATTCGGGAACGAACTTTTGTCGATGGCGAGTGCCAACTTTTTCTCCGCTCGTTTTTTCTTAAATCTTTCAAGTTTTTCTTGTTTTGCATCAAGATGTGCTTGTGGATTGCACATTCCAAACGCTACCTGCTTCTCAGTCAAAGAAGGGATTTCATCAAAAGGTTGCGCTTTGGACAGCTCTTGAGAAAAATCTTTTCCCTCAGCTGATTCTGCAAGGATTAAACTATCTGTCGGTTGTGCCTGTTTATGGCGCATTGTGTTAAGTCTATCCTCGATTTTAGATTTGCTCATGGCTAGTTTCCTCCACGCTGCCTTTCTTGAAGTAGCACTGTTCCACCAGATTTTGGACGGGGTTTTCTTGACCCCAACCACCACTCATAATTAGGTAATCGATCCGTGTCAAACCATTGGGTCGATTGATATTCGTCCAAAGATAGCCAAAATCATTGTTCCAGACATGGACCATGATTTTGTACTCAGCATCAGGTTTGATGTCTTTAAAGGAATCTGTAATGACTGGCGATTTCATTGACCCACCCTGAATAAAAACGCTGCCAATGATTTGATCGTTTTCATCATCGGTGTAGGTACTAAACGTAATCGGGCACAGATTTATCCCCTCTTTTTCAGTCCAGTAGCAATCTGCAAGGACTTCTTTGCCAACTAGAACTCTGGCTTGGATTCCTTTGATTACGCTGCTTTCTCCATCACCGCAGATGAACATTCCCTCCTTCGTTCGTGCAAAGGTGATGTATCCTTTTTTGCCTTTTAGACTCTTATTGTGAAACTTATCGTGGGTGTCCGCCATGTCTTCCTGCACTTCTGTTAATTCCTGCATAGCGTTGATGTTCTTGATTTGTGTCATAATATGACCTCCATATAATTTATATTGCCTTTGGACTTATCCCTTGGGCCTGGCTGTATGATATCACGTCACGCATTCACAGCGTTAGGATTTGCGTTCAGAAAATCATCATAGTTTCGTTTGATTTTCGGGATAAAATTATTAAATTTTTATTAACATTCTCACTACCGATGTTGATTGATGTTGAAAATTCTCTTCCAAACAGAAAAATCCACGGAGAAAAGTAAAATCATTTCCTTTCTCCGTGGATTTTGTTATTTAGAAGCTTTTCATTTCCGCCTTAATGCGTGCGTATTCTATTTCTATCTTATTTCCAACATTGTCTATTTGCTTGCTTTCCTCATTCTTCAAAAGTTTTTTCATTTCATCATCTAGCTGCCTAATAGCACTCTCTGCATCATCCAATATCCTTTTCACCAATGAAAAATAAACAACTTTTTCTCGCTCCGTTAGAAAACCTTCCGTTTGCGTAATGCAGAAAGATATATTACTATACACTCTAATCGCTTCCTCTTTTTTTGTTCCAAACAAAATTCCCAACCGTTCTTCAATGATGTCTCCAGTAAGTTGTGTTCCAGGAATTTGAAGTAATGACCGCATTCCCGTCTTAACTTGGTCAATAACGCGCTCATCCAATCTATTTGTTCTTCCACACCTGATATTACCAATAATATCGTAGTCACTCAATATTTCTTCATCCACGATTTCCTCACTCGTTGTTTCCTCTGATTCAAAAAGAAGCAAATCAAAAAAATCTTTAACTGCTCTTGTCAACTGGATTTCTTTATTAATCGACAGAATATCTCGAACTTTTAAAATTCCCTCTTGCAGAGAGATAACTTTCCCAAGCAAAATATCCAATATTCTGTATAACCTCTCTCTAAGGGGTTTTATTGCATCATCCAAAACAACTTCTGCTTCTATATTATAATCTTCTCGCAATTTTTCATCTGATTTTTTTTCCTCAAATGGATCCCAGTCAACTCCTTTTTCTTCCAACCATTTTGAAATCAGATATTGTCTAAGCGATATAAAATACCTTTGCTCCTTCAATTTTTTATAAATGCTATTTCCATGTTTTTTCTGTATCCACACTTCATACTGTTCAAGTACCTTATTCCTGTGCTTCTCATCAATTTCTTGCTTTTCTTTCATATACTGAGACTCAATTTTAGACACTTCTTTTTTATATTCTCTATTAACATCCCTCATTAACCCTTCTACTTCTACTTTTTTAACTTCTATTTTTTCGTTTGCTTCTTTTTCTAACGCTTCAATCACCGCATTAAAATCTGGATCGATAGCCCTTATTCTTGCTATATTGCCCCATTTTTGGTTTTCTTCTTTGCTTGTTTCATGATCTACGACTTTCATCCTACTTAAGTCCTCCTAAAATTTATTTAAGTTTCTAAAACCAAAACCCTCCCCGGCAAAACCATTC